ACTCGAAACCAGCTTCCTGTGCCATGTCCCGGCCTCCTAGTACGTCTCGAATATTGTGGCGATCTTGTCGATCGCCTTCACGAACTCTGCTTCCAACTCGGGCATCGTCTTCGTCACCGCCGGCAGCAGAGCCTTCTTCATCTGCAATGAACCCCAATCCGGTCGTTGTCCTGTGGTTTTCAGTAGCGACTGTTCCACGGCTACTCCACGTTGACGGACGCGGACCTTGAACCCGGCCGCCGATTTGGTGCTGTATTTGGCGAGGCGCGGGACGGCGTCCACTTTGACGATGTCGCCTGCTTCGCGGAACGCCTCCCGCACCTCCTTGTTCGTGGCGCTGCCCATAGCCTTCGACGCTTTCAACAACTCCGATAGGCCGCTGACTACGAACTCGTCAGGCATCTAGCTCGTCGCCCACGCCCAGACGGCACCAGACGCCGGAAGGATCGTCGCCGTGATCTCCGCGCGAGCGTCCAACTGTGCGTTCAAGGCGTCATATTCGTAGAGCTGTGCGGTCCCGCCATACCACGGGTTAGTGGCTGACCGTGCCGCCGAGGTCGGCCTGACCTCGAACGCGAACGTCGCCGTGCTGCTCGTGTAGAGCGGGTTGAGCAACTGGTGGATCATCGTGTTGCCGAAGTCCTGGAGAATCTGGACGACGGCTGACTGGGTACGCCGTCCGGTGACGAACTCCGATGTGCTGGTCGGGTTGAACCCCGACACGTCGATCTGGGTGCGTGCATCCGGCGTATCAACGGACACGCACCAGTCGCTGATGTTCTGGCTGTTGATCAGCACTAGAACATCGGTTGCGGCAAACTTTGCCACGGTCAGCTCCCTTCGGGACTATGGATGGATATGCACATGCGTCCCGGTTAGAGCTCGATCTGGATATGCCAAGTGGACCCAAGCACTTCACCACTAGGCGTCTCGATGAACTGGGCGCCATCGCAACGAGTCACGATGGCGTTGTTGACGATACCGCCCAACGTCTTGTCGGATTCGATCGCCGTCCAAATATTCGTCGCTCCCAGCGGCGACAGCCAACTGTCCAATCGCATCTGCGCCGACTCCTGCGTTGGTGAGCCAGCGAGTCCTTGGACAAGAAACTCCCATTGCCATGATCCGAACGCAACCTTGATGAGTTCACCAAATCCGGTGACCATGATCGCAGGCGGCGTCGGCGACTGGCTCCTGTACGGGGTCACCTGAGCGGTGGATCCGATCGTCGTCTTGATGTTCGCGACGATGCCAGCACGGATCTGGGAGACCTCGAGGCTCACAGGATGAGGAGTGGCTCGTCCGCGTCGAGGTTATCGAGGAGGAAGCTGACGTCAGGGTCGATCTTGCCCAGCCGCGCAGCAGCGATCGCATCAGTACCGACCGTCAGGATCCCGTATGGGGTCTCGCGTGCCCTTTTCAGGTAGCGGCCCGCGAGAATCGTTGTCGCCTGTGTCACCTGATATGGAGCGGTTGACCAGCCGAACGTGCCACCAACCTGTACCCCGTAGTCGAACGGCGGCCAGATGTCACCACCCTGCGTGCGCAGCGTGACTTGGTTGTACGGCCTGCTGTCAAGGGCTGCGTTGATCGGCTCGAGGTAGAAGTCCACGTCGACCGTCCAGGTTGTGTCGTAGGTGCCGTCGCCTTGCATGTCCACCTTCAACGCGGTAAGCGTCACGAGATCGTCAATCTGGATGCTGCACTCGCTGACGTCTGCCGTGTAGCGGCGCGTCTCTGCCACCGGATAGAACTTCGTGTCCTTATAGGCGTCGACGACACGGCTAGCGGCCGAGATGGCGGTAGTGATGTCGTCGTCTGCGTAGGTGGCCGTCCCGATCTCAAGCGTATTCTTCAACTGGGTGCTGGTGATGTAGTTAGTTGGCAAGAGTCAGCGCCTCCCTCGCTCGCGCCATGAACCGTTCCCTGTTCGCAGACCCAGCGCGAATCACAGCAGGGTCGGTGGGTTTCAGTGTTCCGTTGCGGATGTGATGGAGTGGTACTCGGACCTCGCGGAGCGTCATTCCTGCCATGCGAGCTCGGAGGCAGAGGTCATTGTCCTCCCAGTATCCAGGCTTCTCGAATGTTTCGTCGAACCCGCCGAGTTCGAGGAGGTCTTCTCTCATGCCGGCGATGCACCAACCATCCAGGTAGGGCATCGGTATTCCGTCGACTCTTCCGTGCGGGTCGTCACGCAGCTGGGCTCCGACTAGAACACCGGGTTCGACTGATTCACGGATCGGCTCGAGCCAACTTGAGTCTCGTGCGATCACGTCGTTGTTGAGGAATAAGACGATGTCTGAGGCCGCCTCTCTTAGTCCGCGGTTGCATGTTTCGCCGAATCCATGTGATTCTTCGGTGCGGATCTCCGCGAACGGCAGAGCCGGGAACGATCCGTCGTCGATGACCAGGAGTTCGTCACGGTGACTGCGCCTGTTCGCGGCGGCGAGGTAAGCGTCCGCGAATTCCATGTGGTTCAGCCACGGTGTGACGATGCTGATCGTCTGGAAGTCGGGTCTGACGGTACAGACGATCTCTTCGCGCCACACCAGGCCACCCATCTTCTCGACGCACCCGCTGATGAATGAGAAGTCGCCGCCCGGTTCCGCTAGTCCTGGCGCGTGTTCCTTCCATTCGCCCAACTCCTTGGGTCGGTTCGGCACGAGGAACATGGGAGTCCCGACGTTGCCGAACTCGAGACTCTTGTTTCGCCATAGGACGCCGTGCCGTGGATGGTCCATGCGGAAGATGACCGGCTCCTCACAAGCCGCGTCACGCATCAACTCTGCCGCCCCCGGTAGGAAGACGTCGTCGTCGTCGAGGAACGCCAGATGCGTTCCTGTGGCCTGCTGGATGCCTCTGGTGCGTGCCGAGTAGCCGTGGTCTCCATCCTGGTTCTCGATCACGATGATCTCGTCGGCAACAACGGCGCTCGCTTTCGCGGCAGCCAAAGAGTCACGGCCGAGCGTCGGGATTATCACGCTTATCCGAACCACCTAAACCGCCGACCCGTACTTCTGGCGCAGCATGTCGTGCCCCTGCTGTCCTTCGCGGTCCATGCCCTCCTGGCCGATCGTTACCAGATACGTCGCGTGATGGTCGTGGTCGACCCATGCGTCGTTCGCTATCCCCAGCTTCCAGCCGGCCTGCCGCATCCTGATGCAGTAGTCATCGTCCTCTCCGTAGCCGAGTCCGTATTCCTCGCTCAACATGCCAACGTCGTCGAGTGCTTCGCGGCGGATGATCGTGCAGAAGAACGCGATCAGACCATTCGTATAGCACCATCCAGGAGGCCCGGGTCCCTCAGCCCTCTGTTCCGATTCGCAGCGATTGGTTTTTGGCCCAATGAGTCCAAGATGACGGTCAATTTCCATGTAATGGATCATCCGGTCAAATGCGTCGTCGGCGATCACGGTGTCGTTGTTGAGGATGCAGACGAACGGTGCGGTGGTGTCCATGATCCCGATGTTCATCGCTTTCGCGAACCCGTAGTTCTCAGGGAGAAGGATCATCGTGTCGTCTGGTAGCAGCTCCGCTCTCGCCTTTTCGACGTCCTCTTGTGGGCTGCCGTTGTCGACGAGGATGATCCGGTAGTCGCGTGGGATGCTGCGGAGGCAGCGGACAGTGAGGTCCGAGAGGCCGCATTGGAGGAGGACGATGTCTAGCGGCGAGGCCAAAGCTGCAACTCCCTCAACCTTGTCATCAGCAGGGCCCGGACGTCGGCTTCGCTCGCACTCTGCGTCTTCGGACCGATCAGCGTCTCGAGGTATTTCTGGCGCTCGTCCCAGTCCATCACGGACATACGGCGGACGTGGATCGCGATCTCGTTGCGGATCCCTGCGAGCCGCGGACTGTTCTTCACGCAGCACCCTTGACTAGCGCGCCTACATTGTTGTAGTGTCCGCCGCGGAACCGGGAAACGCCGGTGACCGGAACCCTCACAGTCACAGCCACCGGCAGAACTGAGGTTAGACCATGGCACGTATCCGTGTCACGTTCGACGGCGCATCCGCCGTGAACGGCAGTCCGCTGCTCATGCACAACGAGCGGCTCGCGGATCCGCTCGACCCGTACACCAAGTCCCTCGCGGAGTTGACGGGGAAGCGGAAGAAGACCGAACGGGACCATGAGGAAGTCGCTCGCCGCGAGTTCATCGGCGGCGGCTACTGGCTTGTCGACAACGGCCCTGCTGGCGAGCAGTCCGATCCGTACATCCCGACCTGGAACATCATCCGGTGTCTCCAGGAAGGAGCAACCCGGCACAAGCTGGGCAAGCACATTGTTGCCGGAATCGTTCCCGTCGAAGAGGAGACTCTCCTCACCTACGATGGCCCGAAGTCGGCTGACGAACTCTGGAAGTCGGGATTGTTCCATTCCCGCAAGGGCGTGAGTGTCGGTCAGAGCCGCGTGATCCGCACCCGGCCGTGTTTCACCGACTGGTCCGTCAGTCTCGAGTTGGAACTCGACCTGACGATCCTCGATCCCGACACGGTCAACCTGATCGCCAAGGAGGCCGGCATGTACAAGGGGCTGGGTGATGCTCGGCCGCGGTTTGGCCGGTTCAAGGGTTCGGCGGAGTTGATCGGTGATCCTGCCGACTTCATCGCGCCTGATGTGTTGGATGCGGTACGGTCGAAGATGGCTGCCGCTACGGGTGTCAATGCGATCGAGTCTCAGGACTTGACGCACGGCATGAATCATCCGAACGGGAAAGAGCGCAAGAAGCGCGTTGAGAAGGCTCTGTAAACAACCAAGGCTCGGCCTGGTGCGGAGAGGCGGGGCGAGACTGGTCTCTCCGAGGCTTGGTAAGTCCTGGCCCGGCTCGGCATGGCCCGACGAGGCGAGGAGCGGCTCTCCTAGCCAAGTCAAGGCGTGTCCTTCCTTGGCGAGACCCGACCAGGCTCGTCTGGTCATGGCTGGACGTATCTGGGCACGACTGGACTCGGCCCGACTCGGCTTGACTCTCCGTGACGG